CTGGAAATATTGTATCACTTGCTTCCACAACAATTACCGATAGAACAACTGAAGGAAGCAATTTAAATTCTGGAAATTATATCAGAGTGAACCATTTCGATCACGGAATGTATTCTTCAACAGATAAAGTCACATTGACTGGAATTGAACCAAATGTACCTTCAACAACATTAACCTCAGAGTTATCACTGACAGAAACAACAACAATTAGTGTTGCAAGTACTGCAACCTTCTCAACATTTGAAGGGCAACCTGTTTCTGGTTCTTACCTTGGATATGTAAAAATTGGCGATGAAATAATATCTTATAATGCTGTTGGCAGTGGAACTCTTACAATAGATTCTAGATCTGTTGAAGGCAAAGTTCAACCACATTCAACCCAAAGTTTGGTTACAAAATATGAGTTGAATGGAGTATCTCTTAGAAGAATTAATAATGTTGAAAATACTGTAAGCACTCTAGACAATACTATTGACTCATATCATATTGCTATTGATATGTCAACCAATGGTATGAATAGATCTAGTGATGGATCTACTTCCGAAACACCACAATTATCTTTCTCTTCCGAAGATTTTGTTGGTGGTCAAAGATGCAAAGCCACAGAAAACATCCAATTCAATGAAATCATTCCATACTATGATGTATTAACACCAAGTTCTGCAACCACAGTAACTTCTAATATAAGAACTACTACGGGAAGAAGTGTTGATGGAACAGAAACACCATTTGTAGATAATGGATTCGAACCAGTAGAACTGAATGAGGTTAATAAACTAACATCTGTAAGAATGGTAGCATCGAATGTAAATGAAGTTGCTAAATTGACCACATTACCAAGGAACAAATCATTTACAACTGGTATAACCTTGAATACAACTGATGAGAATTTATCACCTGTCATATACACAGACTCATCAATTACTGAATTTAGATTGAGTAGATTGAATAGTCCAGTATCCGATTATGTAACAGATGGTAGAGTAAATTCTTCACTATTTGATCCACATGCAGCAATCTATGTTTCAAATACTGTAAACTTAGCACAACCTGCATCATCACTTAAGGTAATACTCGCGGCATATAGACATAGTTCTGCTGACATCAGAGTTCTTTACAGTTTGATCAGAGCTGATTCGAGTGAAGTTGATCAAGAATTTGAATTGTTCCCAGGATATGACAACTTGGAATTAAAGGCAGATGGAACTTTAACCCCAGTAGATACTTCTCAAAACAGCGGTAGATCTGATGTTGAAGTTCCCGCAAGTTCCGATAATCAATATCTAGAATATGAATTTACTGCGGACAACTTAGATTTGTTTACTGGTTATACGATTAAGGTTGTAATGTCTGGTACTAATCAGGCATATGCTCCAAGAATAAAAGATCTCAGAACAATCGCATTGGCATGATACGTGTAGAAGGATATAAAAACTTATATAGAGATGAAAAGAGCGGTGCCATAGTAAATTGTGACACCGCCTCGTATAATCAGCATATGAATGCTTTAAACTATAGAGAAAATCAAAAGAAAGAACTTGAAAAAATGAAGGAAGATATTGACGAGATTAAATCTTTATTAAAAGAAATTTTAAATAAAAAATAAAACTTTATGCGGACATAAATATCTAAAGAAGAAACGTATGCTCATCTGAATAATGGCTGTATTTGTATCTAATATAGTAATAGAGCAAGGTTTTGATTTTGAAACTACTTTTGAGTTGGAAGATACTAGTTCCGGTAATTATTTGGATTTGACAGGATATAGTGTTGAAGCACAACTTAGAAAAACCTATACAAGTTCTACTTCAGTATCCTTTGGTTCAACTGTTATCTTACCTGCAAATAGCGGGAAAGTTAAAATTTCTTTAGCTTCTACAGAAACTTCTTTATTGAAACCTGGAAGATATGTTTATGATATAAAATTGACCACCGTTTCTGGAACTTTGACAAAAGCTGTAGAAGGTGCCGCACTTATAAGAGCGGGAGTAACTAGGTAATGGCAGTACGCGCACTAACGGTCAATCAATCTCCTATTAAGGCTAGGGTTGGGCCACAAAATGCAACCAGAATATTAACTAACGCTACATCACCACCAACAAAATTAATCAATTTAGATGATGTTGATAATACATTTCAATCTGATGGATTAATACTTGTATGGGATCTGCCATCAAGGCAGTTTTTAATGACAAGTGTTATTGATTCTGCATCAACAACTATAGAAGGAATTGCGTATTTTACAAACACTGAAAATTCTTTCGACTCTACAAGTGGAGCATTAATTGTCAGTGGTGGCGTAGGAATTTCTAAAGACCTGAACGTTGGTTTGGGTTTGACAGTAACTGGAGTATCTGTATTCAAATCTAGTGTAGATATCGAAGGTGCTGTAGAAATATTAAATAATTTATCAGTACTTGGCGTTACTACTTTTACAAATGAAGTAAATATTGTTAATGATGCCAATATAACAGGCACTTTAGCCGTCAATGGTTTAATTTCTACCACCGATGGTTTATATTATGAGACTGCAGACGTAAATGATCCAAATGGTATTGCATATTTTGATACCACTGGAAAATTAATAACTTCACCAAATACTAGTGCTGCTACTAATACAAGTAACTATATATTAACAACAGATCCATCAGATCTACCAATTTGGACTACAACAATTGATGGAGGAGAATTCTAATGTCCAAACCAAGCACAAGACAAGAATTGGTTGACTATTGTCTCCGTAGACTAGGAGCTCCTGTACTAGAAATCAATGTTGATGATGAACAAATTGATGATTTGGTAGATGACGCCCTCCAATATTTTAATGAGCGCCACTACGATGGTGTTGAAAAGATGTATTTGAAGTATCAAATAACGTCCGATGATGTTTCTAGGGGAAAGGCAAAAGGAACTGATGGAGTGGGAATTGTAACCACAACTGCAACATCAACAGGTATTGCTGCAACTACCTTCAATTTTTACGAAACATCCAATTTTATACAAGTTCCAGATTCCGTAATAGGCATAGAAAAAATATTTAAGTTTGACACCAGTTCGATTTCTGGTGGTATGTTTAGTATTAAATATCAATTATTCCTAAATGACTTATATTATTTCAATTCAGTAGATCTTCTACAGTATTCTATGGTTAAATCTTACCTTGAAGATATTGATTTCCTATTAACAACTGATAAGCAGATAAGATATAATAAGAGACAAGATAGATTATATTTGGATATAGATTGGGGAGCACAAACTGCAGGGGAGTTTATAGTAATTGAATGCTATAGAGCTTTAGATCCTGCATCATTTGCAAAAATTTATAATGATAGTTTTCTTAAAAAATATTTAACATCTTTAATTAAGAGACAGTGGGGTCAAAACCTCATTAAATTTAATGGTGTAAAACTGCCAGGTGGAATAGAATTGAATGGTAGGCAACTTTATGAAGATGCTGAAAGAGAACTTGATGATATTAAGCAAAGAATGACCATGGAATATGAACTTCCACCTTTAGATTTTATTGGATAATCATGACACTCAATCCCTTTTTTCTCCAAGGTTCCGCTAGAGAGCAATTTTTAATACAAGATTTAATTAATGAACAATTGAAAATCTATGGTATTGATGTATATTATCTTCCCAGAAAATTTTTAAAGACTGATGATATTTTAAGAGAAGTTCAATCTTCCAAGTTTGACGATAACTTTATTATTGAAGCGTATTTGGATAATTATGAAGGATATGCTCCAGGTTCAGATTTGATGACAAAGTTTGGATTGAGACTTAAAAATGAAATTAATTTAGTAATATCACAAGAAAGATTCCAAGAATTTATATCTCCATTCTTATATGGAATACAGAAAGGAATTGATAATAATACAATTACAGATTATGATATAAATTTACCTTCTAGACCAAGAGAAGGTGATTTGATATACTTCCCATTGGGACAAAGACTGTTTGAAATTAAAAGAGTTGAATCTGAAAAACCTTTTTATCAATTAGGAAAAACTTATGTTTATGAATTGTTATGTGAACTTTATGAATATGAAAATGAAGATATTGATACCTCTATTTCAGAAATTGATGGTACAGTTCAAGATGAAGGATATATAACGACATTAAGTTTGGAAGGTCTTGGAGTTACTGCCACTGCAACGGCAACTCTTGCTGGTGATGGAATGATTGGAAGAATTGTTTTAGTTGATGATGGATATAACTATACATCAACTCCAACTGTAACAATATCACCTTCACCAACAAATAATCCAGCAAATGATGCAACAGCGGTAGCAATAACTACGGCCGTAGGTGGTGTTAGATCTGTAGAATCTATAAGAATAACTAATGCTGGTTTTGGATACGATCCATCAAACCCACCAACAGTAACTATAACTGGAGGAAGTGGTGCTGGAGCAGCTGCCACTGCAGTTGTTGTAAATGATGGTATAAGAACTTTGTCAATATCTACAGCAGGAAGTGGTTATTATATTGAACCTATTGTATCTATTGATCCTCCATTGGGAGGAGGAGCGGAGGCATCTGCAGTTGTTGGGGTTGCAGGAACTGTAGAAAGTCTTTCTGTAACATATGGTGGAGAATTCTATTCAACAACTTCGCCACCTTCGGTAACAATATCAGATCCACCAACATCAGCACAAATAAAATTTGGCAACAATTCTTTGTATCATGACTCCCTCACTGATGTAACAACTATTGGTACATTTACATCAACAGCATCTTTAGGTGCATCTCAAGGTATTTCTATTAGATTCTGGATTTATCCAATATCTCAACCTCTTGTAGGAACAAATTATTCTATCCTCCATACTCCCGATTTTAAAATTCATATGAATGCCACATCATATGAATTAAATTACAATTTTTCATCTTTTAGTGGTGTTACTAGTGATGGAGAAGTATTGATTCCAGATCAATGGAACTATGTCCAACTAGATTGTTTGGATACCTCAGTAAGATTTAGTGTTAACGACGTGTCCGGAGGAATATTTATTGCCGGATCTGGAGATTTATTTACATCGGGACAAAGTATTAAAGTTGGTGATGCTCAACCTGCTGATTCTGTAGCAGATTTTGCAGATAGAAGTTTTATAGGATATATTGACGATATTAGTATAGAAACAATCACATCATTCCCAACAAATATTTCTTCCCCTACCACATCAAGATCAGGAAATTTCTTTACAAATACATTAGACTCATCAACTGCAACTGCAACAGCCAATGTTGGATCTTCAGGAACTGTATCTTCATTGACCATTACAAGTGGTGGATCAGGATATTTTGGAGGTGTAACTGCAACAGTAAGCATTGCAAATACTGTTGGAAATAAAGACTATGACAATTTTGGAATTAAAGGTGCAACTGCAAGAGCAATACTTGCGGGTGATGGTTCAATAAGTTCTTTACAAATTGTAAATACTGGATATGGATATACCTCAACACCAAACGTAACAATAACTGGTGTATCTACTACAGGAATAGGAACTTATATTCTCAATGAAACTATTACTGGTTCATTGTCTGGAACAACTGCAGAGATTAAAGATATTAATCTCAGAACAGATCTTGATGCCGACAATCCACCGATAGATCTTTATGTTGGATCTAATGATGGCCAATTCTCTGCCGGAGAAGTCATCACTGGTTCAAAATCTGGTGCTTCCTATATACTTAAATCATATGATAATGATAGTTATGAAGAGTCTTATGATATTAATGAAGAAATTGAAATTGAAGCAGATGGAATTTTAGACTTCACAGAAACTAATCCCTTTGGAGAGTATTAATGTTAGGAACTTATTTTTATCACGAAATTATACGTAAAACTATAGTTAGTTTCGGAACTCTTTTTAATAACATATATATTCGTCATGAGGATAAAAACAACAATATAGTTGATGAAACTAAGGTTGGATTATCGTATGGTCCAATGCAAAAGTTCCTTGCAAAGATTGAGCAGCAGGCGGATTTAAAGAAACCGATTGCCATTACATTACCAAGAATGTCTTTTGAAATGGTTTCTTTACAGTATGATCCAACAAGAAAGACTAGCGTTACTCAAACATTTAGAGCATGTGATAGTGAAGGAAATGTTAAAAAAGTTTATATGCCAGTACCCTATAATATTGGGTTTGAATTGAGCATATATTCAAAATTGAGTGATGATGCTCTACAAATTGTGGAGCAAATACTCCCATTCTTTCAACCATCATTCAATCTAACTTTGGATTTAATTGATTCGATTGGTGAAAAGAAAGATATTCCAATCGTTCTTGACAGTATTGATATGCAAGATGATTATGAGGGAGACTTTACTGTAAGAAGAGCACTTATCTATACTCTAAGATTTACTGCAAAGTCATATCTGTTTGGACCTATTGCAGATTCTACGGATGGCCTAATCCGTAAAGTTCAAGTTGACATGTATACGGATACAAATACCCAAACTGCTAAACGTGAAGTAAGGTATACAGTAACTCCAGACCCAATTGACGCTGAACCAGGAGATGATTTTGGTTTCAGTGAAATTTGGGAAGATTTCTCAGATTCCAAATCCTACAGTTCAACATTACAAACTGATATTTAAAAATTATGTCTGATAATTATGATTCCATCGATGAAGCTCTTAATGTTGAGAGTAAGATCGTAAAAACAGAAAAAGTTTCTTCCGAAATACAGTCTATAAAACCAAAGGGTCCAGACATTGAGAAGGACTACGAATATACCCGTGCAAATTTATATTCATTAATTGAAAAAGGGCAAGAAGCAATCAATGGAATTATGGAACTCGCTGGTGAAGGTGGTAGTCCAAGAGCATATGAAGTTGCTGGTCAGTTAATTAAAAGTGTTGCGGATACAACAGATAAACTGATTGATTTGCAGAAGAAACTTAAAGATGTTGAAGACGAATCTGCAAAAACAACCAATAACGTCACCAATAATAACGCAGTATTTGTTGGTTCAACATCAGATCTTCAGAAGATGTTAAAGCAAGGTTTTCTAAATAGTAAAGAATAAAGTATCAGTAGATAGATGTCCAAAGAATATTGCTATTCTAATTGGAGAGATGAATTCAATCCCACCGAATATGAATTTGTCGATCTTGTAAAACCGGATCCAATTAAAACATTGGATGAGGGTAAGAAAAAGGGTCTTTGGGCAAATATTCACGCTAAAAGAAAGCGTGGAGAAAGACCCGCTAAACCTGGTGAAAAGGGATATCCAGAGACTCTGGATATC